AGCCCAATTCGCTATTAAAAAAGCGGCCGTCCCCGCCGCCGCCGCTCTTGTCGCCGTAGCCGCCGGACTTGTCTCAGCGACTAAGGCCGCCGTAGAGGACGCCGCCGCGCAAGAGTTACTAGCCGGCTCGTTACGCAACTCCACCGGCGCGACCGATAGTCAGATCGCCGCCGTAGAGAAATTTATCTCTCAGACTTCCGTAGCGGCCGCCGTCGCCGACGACGAACTCCGTCCCGCTCTGGACTCTCTAGTTAGAGGAACCGGAGACATAACCGAGGCCCAAGATCTTTTAGGTATCGCGCTCAACGTTTCCGCGGGAACCGGGAAAGACCTCGGCGCCGTTTCGGACGCGCTCTCCAAAGCGTTTAACGGGCAACTCGGACCGCTCAAAAAACTAGATCCGGCGCTCACAAAACTAATCGCCGACGGCGCGTCCACCGATGAGGTAATGGCCGCACTATCGGAAACATTCGCGGGACAAGCGTCCAAGGCCGCAAATACCGCTCAAGGAAAATTTAAGAGTTTCGGTATCCAGATGGGTGAGGCTAAAGAGTCAATAGGCGCCGCCGTCCTCCCGCTCGTGGATAAAATGCTCCCGGCTCTAACGAAGTTGGCGACGTTCGTTCAGAAAAACACCGGGCTAATCGTTGCGATCGTCGCGGTCGTCGGGACACTTGCCGCCGCGATCATCGCCGCTAATGTCGCGCTCGGTATCTACAACACGATCCAAGCGGTTACCGCGATACTTAACGGAGGGCTCGCCGCGTCTAACGCCGCCGTAGTTGCCTCAGAGGTTGCGGTCACCGCCGCCACTACCGCCGCGACCGCGTCATTTTCGGCGTTATGGGTAGCGACCGGAGCGGTCGTCATTCTTGCGATCATCGCGGCCCTAGTCGCGCTCCAAGTCAAATTTGACATTTTCGGAAAAGTCATAGACGGACTTAAAGCCGGCTTTAACATTTTTTGGGATTTCATTAAAACCGTTTTCGGTTGGATCTCTACTAATTGGCCGCTCTTGCTCGCGATCATTACCGGACCGTTCGGACTTGCGATATACGGGATTATCAAATTTAAGGACGGCATTATCGGAGTCCTCCAAGGTGTTAAGGATTTCGCGGTAACTATTTTTGATGGGATCGTCGGGGCGTTTAAGGGCGTCCTAAACGGGATCCTCTCCGCGCTCGAGGCTGGAATTAACTTTGTTATTGGCGGGCTAAATAAAGCGTTAGATGGGATAGATAAAGCCGCCGGCCCGTTCGTAAATTTTGGGGAGATCCCGAAAGTTAAGATCCCGCGTCTAGCCGAGGGAGGGATCGTCACGTCCCCAACTCTGGCCATGATCGGAGAGGGAGGCGAGTCCGAGGCCGTGATCCCATTATCTAAACTAGGGAACCTTGGCGGCGGTATCACGATCAACGTCTCCGGCGCGCTGGACCCGTCCGCGGTCGCCCGACAAATTAGACAACTATTGACACAAGACGCCGCAAGGCTCGGACTCGTTAATCCGATATGACGAACCCGGTCGGCATTTATATAAACAAAATACCGTCCGGCATGTTTCCGCCGCTGGCGGTCCACGTTGGCGCTCTCGAGGGCGTCACGATCAACTACGGGCGACCCGACGTCACTTCCCAACCGAACGCCTCCACCGCTAGCGTCACAATTCTAAAAGACTCTACCCTCGGAGACTTTGACGACGACCTCTCCTATTTTGATTTAGGAAATTTTGTTACCATTGAGGCAACTTTTAGCGGGATACCTTATACAAGGTTTCAGGGACAAATTACCGACGTCACCGTAGACGAGTATTTCATTACGTTTCTAGCGGCCGACGATCTTTACTCCGCTCTAGGCCGTTTTAAATTGACCAAAACGGGAGACGTGGATCTCACCGGCGGACGAATTCAGGAAACCCTACAGTACGCACTACCGGCCGCCGGCTTTCCGGTTCCGCCGTATGACGTAGACGCCGGGACCGTTTATCTTTACGCCGCGGACGCGACGACTCAAAACGCTTTAGCGTATTTACAAGAGGTCACCAACTCGGAGCCGTCCGGAGTTTTCTTTCGCGACATTCTCACCGGAGATCTACGTTTCACCGATAGCGAGGCGCGCCGTCAGCAGATTGCCCTAGACCCTTATCAAAGTTATAGCGATACGGAAGTCTTAGACGTCTGGTCAATTAGAAAAACTAGCCAAGAAAAAATTAACCGCGCAAGGATCTCTAACGACATAGACACGGTCACCTATGAGGACGCTACCGATATAACCGATAACGGAATTTACGAGTATTCGTTCACGTCCCTAATTAGCACTAGCGACGACATGCTCACACTTGCCCGGCGGATAGTCGTAAACCGAGCCCGACCCGAATTCACTTTTAGCGCGATCCAAATAGAACTCTCCACAATGACCCTCGCACGCCAAGAGGCCATTATCTCCACGCTCAGAAACGGGCAACTAACCCAACTCCCAACATTCGGAGCGTTTAACGTAGACGGTCTAGATTTCTTTGTCGAGGGATACTCCGAGCGCATAGGTCAAGAATTTTGGAGCATTACGTTAAACCTCTCGGACGCGAGACTCACCCGCCCGCCCCAACGCTGGTCCGACATTGTGAGCGGCGTACTCTGGAACGCCGCCGCTATAGACCCATACACTTGGAACGACCTACTAAGGGAGTATATTTAACTTATGGCAAGTACCCCAAACTTCGCATGGCCGACACCGGACGACACCGATCCCGTAGGCGACGGCGCGCTCGACATTAGAACTCTCGCGGACGCGATAGACGCTCAAGTTTTCGCTAGTGGTCTCGTACTCGTTAAACGGCAGACGGTCGGGAGCGGCGTTACAAGTGTCACCGTAACCGGCGCTTTTTCGTCTTTATATGACAACTATAAACTCATGTATATCGGTGGGACAGTTTCAGCCAGCACCGATATAGAAATGACTATAGGCGGTTCAACAACCGGCTACTACGGTTTTATGACTTACGGTGTCTCATCAAGTAACGTAGTTTCAGGCGCAGGGAGAAACAATACGGCAGCATTACCGTGGATCGGCGGCGGTATTGCTGGACAAGCCAGTTTCGCCAATGTTGAAATAATGGGCCCATTCAAAACCGCCTACACAAAAATAAGAAATGCCTCATATCAAAATGCTGATAACTATGGAACAATGCAAGGCGAACATAGAGTCGCCACAAGTTATACATCATTTACTTTTACAGTTCTTACAGGAACAATGACAGGCGGAACAATTCGAGTCTACGGAATGAGAAACTAACCATGACACTCGAAGAATACAGAGCCCTATACCCACAAGACGCCGTTTTTATCCAAGTAGACGACACCGAGCGCCTAATGACGGACGAGGAATATAAAACGTGGGTAGCCGAGTGTGTTCACAAAATAAATAACCCTCTAACATGAAAACTCTCCTACTTTCCGCCGGCCTTGCGATCGCTCTCGTGTTCATCGTTGGCGGTTGCGCGGACCGTACCCGGCACACTTGCGAAACCGATCCGTCCGGCCCACGTTGCGATACTTCCAGCGGAGCGACGACACCATGAAAAAACTCTCTAACTCTGAGATTAAAGCCCGGCTCATTTTCGTAGTAGGGATTACCCTCTCGTTCGTTTTCGGCGTGTCTATGCTCGGGATCTTGTACGGCGTGCTTTTCGTCGTCCAACCGCTCGAGCCAAGCCCCACGGATCAAGAATTTTTAAGTATCTTAAACCCTGCTTTTATGGCGCTCCTAGGTCTTTTGGGCGGAGTCCTCGCGAGTAACGGGCTCCGAGACAAACAAGAAAAAGGTAAAGACGATGAGTAGAAAATACACCGGTAACACCGAGGGCGTCGGTAAAGGTAAGCGCCCCGGACTCGAGCATTTAGTCGCGTGTATTGACTACCTCTCCGGTAGCAAACTCTGGAATAACGGGACCTACGTCATGCGACCGATGAGAGGCAAAACCGCGATGAGCGTTCACGCCACCGGACGCGCGGCCGATATCTCCTATAGAAAGACCGCCAAGAAAGCGGGCTCGTCCCGGACGTATCTCGTCCAATGGATAGACCTACTCGTTAAACACGCCGACGAACTCGGTCTAGAACTCCTAACCGACTACTCCTATACGAAAGGTCTTGGCGGCGGCCGGACTTGGAAGTGTGACCGTGACGCATGGCTGGACAATAAAAAGGGAGTTATCGAGGGAGGCGGATCCGCGTCGTCGGATTGGATCCATTTAGAACTATCGCCCGAATTCGCAGACAGTAAAGACAAGATCCAAGAGGCTATTAACCGGATCGTCTTAGAACTCCAAGCGACGCCTATCGTCGGATAATCCAACACTTAACCGCACCCGTCCGCTATTGTTCCCGTTATCGGTTAATCCGATACCCCGACGAAATAGGAGGACTCATGTCCGAACAGTTAGCCCTAAACCTTGAGGGCATGCCACCGCTCCGGCTTTTAACGCCATTCGAGCGCGGTATGGAACTCTCCCAACGATCCGCGGATCACAAGTGGACGCCGGCTCAAGCGGCCGAGGTTTATGACGCGATAGTCAAGACCGCGCGCATGTTGCCCGAATTCACCGCGGACGATATTTGGTCCCGGCTCCCGGCCACGTTCCCCAAAACTAAGGGACTTGCCGCGATCCTTAAAAGCGCCGCGAACGATGGGATATGCCAACCAACCGACCGAGTACGCAAAACGTCCAGAGGCGGAGACTCCGACCACGGGCAACGCTTAACCGTCTGGCGGTCCCTCTAATGGACCTAGATCTCATACAGTACCGACCGCACGTCCACACTCTCCCGGACGGATCCCAACTCTTAATTACCGTTTGGGTAGGGAGAACCGAAAACGGAAAGACAGACCTAACCCTCACGATCGCGGAACGGCCGAGCCGTTTCTCATCGTGGGGATCACCCCAACCCTTAGAGGAGAAATAAATGTTTAACGCAAAACTCACCAAATTTTTAATCGGAATAATCGCGACCTTAACCGTGATCGTCGGCGCTCTCGCCGGCACAAAAAGCGACGAGCCGATCGTTACAACTACAACGATCCCGGCGGTCCAAGAAACGACGACAACTCTTGGCGCTCACGAGGCGCTCCAAGAGGACCTAGCAGAAACGACGACCTCGGTCGCGGATACGACGACGACCGTTCCCGTGATCGTGAACGCCGCGTTAGACACGCCCTGCTATGAATGGCTAGGACTCGCGGTCGCGCAGGGCTGGACGAACACTCCGGAAGTACTCGAGAAACTCGGTCGGATTATTTTTCGTGAGTCAAGATGTATCCCGCAAATTGTGAGCAAGACCTCAGATCACGGGCTCTCACAAATTAACGAGCCGGTCCATCGCGACTACGTAGAAAGTGTTTACGGAGAACCTTTCGAGATAGCCATGGCAGACCCGGCTAAAAACCTCGCGTTTGCTTGGCGTCTCTATTCAGGGCGCGAGGCGTCCGGCCGTTGCGGTTGGCAACCTTGGAGCGTCTCGTGTTAGACGACCAAGACGAGTTTGATATGGTCCTCCGCCGTTTCCACAAAAACCGAAACGAACTACTCGAGGCCACCAAAAGAATAAAGATCCTCGAGCAAGAGATCCGATCCCTACGCGCCAAACTAGGCAACGATCCCGAGACCGGAGCCGGAGCGCCGTCATGGACCTAGGCGGATACGTCCTCGTCCAAGACCGGCTAAAAATGGCTTTAGACCGTTTCCCAAATTTGCGCGTCCAAGAGACCGACGTCCGACCGGTAGAGATCGCCGGCCAAACATTTATAGCCGTAACAATGACCGTCTATCGCGAGCCCGGCGACGACCTCCCCGCGGTCGCCACCGCTTACGAAGTTTTCCCGGGCCGAACCCCGTTCCAAAAAGGCTCCGAAATGATGAACGCGTCCACGTCGGCGCTCGGCCGCGCTCTCGGCTTTATGGGCTTTGGGATCTCTAAGTCCATCGCGTCCGCCGACGAGGTTTCCCTCCGAGTCAATGAACGCGCAACCGCTCCCAAACCGCCGCAGGATCGCCCTAGAGCGCCCCAAACCTCAGAAACGACCGAGAACACTAGAGGCGTCCCGCCGACCGCTAAACAGTTGGAGTTCCTAATTAAGTTGGCCACCGAAAAAGGCGTAGAGCCTCCCGAAATAAACACCATGAGCGAGGCGTCCCGCGCGATCAAAACACTTTCCGCACTACCAAAAAAGCCGGCGACAGACGAGGCGCCGTTCTAATGAAAAAGAAAACCCCGACGACAGTAAACGACCTATTCCGAATTAACGAGGCGTCGTTCCAAAGTACGATCCTCGAATTAGCGCGCCTCTACGGTTGGCATGTCCACCACACCCGCGCCGTCCAGATCCGCCCCGGCTATTGGGCGACCCCGCTCCAAGGCGTCGCCGGCTTTCCCGATCTTGTTCTCGCTAAAAGCCCGACGGCACGTCACCGAGGCGGCGTCATTTTCGCCGAACTCAAAACGGCCACCGGCAGATTAAGCGACACACAAAAAGAATGGCTAGAACGCCTCTCCCTAGGAGGCGCCGAGGTTTACGTTTGGAGACCTCGCGACATCGCGTCTATACGCGTCCGGCTGGAGGGCAAAATATGAGCAAGATCCAAGAATGGTCCAACATTGAGGGGATATTCTGGACGATCTCCGTCCTCGGCGGTTTATGGCTCGGCTATTTCATCGCGACCGATCCCGTCCAGACTCGAGCGCGCCGGCTGGAACGCCGACGTAAACGAGTGTCCAAGGCCATAGAGCGCCTCTACCTAGCCGAGCAAACTAAAAGAAACGATTAAACCGTGATTATTAGAACACCCCGACCCGAGTCTCATTACCTTACGATCGCTAACTCGGTCGTACGCGACCGCTCGCTCTCGTTTAAGGCCCGCGGGATCCTCGCCCTCTTACTTTCCTACCCGGATAATTGGTCCGTCTCATCGGAGCGCCTAGCACTAGAGACCTCAACTCCAAGAGGCGAGAAACGCGACGCGATACGTACCGGGCTCAAAGAATTAGAGTCCGCCGGCTACTTACGGCGCGAAGTCCGCCAAGACAAAACGACCGGACGCATGTCCACAAATACCTACGTTTACGACACGCCTCAACCCGTGGAAAAGCCTCGGGATAACTCCCCGACTTGTCCACAGCCGACGACGGATTACCCGACGTCGGATAAGGCGTCTCCTATAGAAGTAACTAATAAGAAAGACCCCCGAATAAAGTCCCTAGGTTATTTAAGTAAGAGAGAACGAAACCGCGATATTTGTCCACAATGCCACGGGCAACGCTGGACCCTCCAAGACGCGGACCTCATACCTTGCCCATGCGATAGCGGACTCATCAGGGCATGAGCGACCACTACAAAGACAAACGATACGTAGAGAACCGAAAGAGGATCCTC